GAGAGAATGCTCGACATAATCAGGAATGGGCATCAGTTGACCTCATAGGAAGGCTTGCCATCATCGAAGTCAGGCACCGGGAATCCTGGCTTGCCAACGAACAGCATCTCCTCTTTCTCGTCGTCCGTCGCCGTGTCGTAGGTCGGCAAAGCGCCCGCCGGGCCAAGCCACGAAGGGCGCGTGAAATGCGACGCGTCGTTCAAGACGAGGATCACGTGTCGCGCTTTCGGGTCTTCTGATCGCTCGACGATCTCCATCTGCAAGTCGGTGAGGCCCCGCGTTCCGGTCTTGACGTTCGGGATATTGGGATGAGTAATCAACGGTGTGTCGCCGGCCTCGAGCGCCCGCTTGTGCATCGGGGTCTTGAGCACCAGCTCCCAGGGCGGCTTCTGGAATCGGCGAAGCATGACAGCGCCGCGCCCCTGCGCGAACCGCACCCCCGATTCTGCGGCCGTGAACCCAACGTCGTCGACCCTCAGCTCGATAATCTCGCCCGTCGCAGTTTGATCGGCGGTGTCCTCGGTCACGATCACCTGGGCCGGGTCGTTCGTTTCTATGTTGAGGTCGACTCCGATGCCGACCCTGTTGACGTGGAAGCGTTGCCGGCGTCTCCACTTCCACGACAGGATGTCGTTCTGCGTGATCGTGGGCAGGCCAGCCGACACGTCGTCGCCGAAGGCCGGCCTATGGAGCTTAAGCGAGAGCTTCCCGCTCCCCTTGAGCACGGGATAACCGAACACTCGATACAGGCTCCTCTCCAGAAAGCGAACCCCCACCAGGCCCTTCTTGATCTCACGCTCTATCACCATGTCGGGCAGCATCCGATCCCGTTGTTCGATGAGCTCGGCGGTGTCGATGCCAGCGACCGCGATGCCCAATCCGGTCGGCTCTCCGCGTACCTCGACCAGAGGGAACGAGGCCGAGCCAGGAGAGTCGATCGTGCCGAAGTCGCCCGTCCAGATCGCATAGATGGCGTTGATCGGATTCCCCTTGAACGTGCTCGACGCCCAGCGAACCTCGGAATTGATCGCGTAAGAGTTCACCAGCGGAGCGTAGAGTTTCACTATCGAATCGTCGACGAGGTCTGCGACTCGCACCTTCTCTTCATTGCCCGCAGCCACGTCCGCGATGTACAGGAAGTCATCCGACGCTGGCCCGAAGGGGGCGTCCGGGTCGGGTATCCCTCCCGTTGGCTGGATCGTGAATTCCTTCTCTCCTGCCGAGGCGGCGACGGTCAAGAAGGTGTTGAGCGGCGTGGTGCCGGTTGCCGAGGCGTTCGTGAATATCTTCTCCTGCTGGACTCGCTTCACATCACGCAGAGTCAGGCGAAGGGTGTTCCCGTCGACGAACTCCTCATCGGCGATCTGCGCAACGGCGATCGGTGCGAAGTCGGCTTCGTCGAGATCGAGATAGCCGGCGAAGATCGTCACGGTGCGATTGATCAGCGTCGGCACAGTGGGGCTGGCCTTGTCGATGGCGATGAGGTCGGTCATCTCGTTATCCCGGTCGACGATGTCGAGCGAGGTGATCTGGATGCTCTGCCGGCCAGTGAGCATGTTGACCTTCTGACCGATGACACCCGGCAGCTCGAGATACACCTTCTTCGTGGTCGCAGCGTTTCTCACCGGCGCCGTGGAATAGTGGACGGCCACGCCGTCGATGGCGATGTAGTACGACGGCGCCCTTGCCCCGGCGTTCGTCGCTGCTGTCCAGTTGGCGTTGGGGTTATACACGGCTCAGCCCCGGTCCTCCAGCATGGTCACGTCGAGCGTGTAGGTCAGCCCTGGGTTCTCGATGACAGGGTAATCGATCTGCAGCGGGTCGCGAACCATCGCCGGGAAGTAGCGGCGCGACCGGAAGATGTCCGTGGCGACGTAGCTGTTGTGAAGGTTGTCCCGCGCCGTCACGCTCACGTCGGCAACGATCCCAAGCACATGAACGAGCTCCTGGTCGTGTCCGATCAACCTCCGGATCTTATACTTCTTGCCGATGCTGATCCCGGTCGTCGAAGTCAAGGGGATCACCTTCTGTCCGGAGGCCGCGGCCCCGTCGAGCGTCGTGGAGGCCGTCTCGGAGCCGTCAATCGCGAAGGCAAAGACCTTGCCCTGCGCTGCCCACACCCACCAGTCGTACAGCTTGGCCTCGAGCTCAGCGTCATCGAAGTGAGCCAGCACGACACGGGCGCGCTCATGGATGGCCTCGATGTCGGCGCGCACGACTTGGCCGGCGCTCACGGTGATCCGGCCACGCGTCCGCGGCCGATCGTCGAAGCCTGTCGGCTGGCCTTGGAGCGTCACGGTATTGCCATTCCAAACGATGATCGGATCAGCCATTGGGATCGGGACCTCGCAGAAGTCGGTGCTGGGCTCGCCGAATCCAATACGGACGATACCATCCCCGGGCAGACTGTTGTTGCGCGTCCAGGTGAACCCGAGACGCATCCGATCGAGCGGCGATGCGTCCTGGCCCGCGCAGACCAGCGTGAACGTCTTGATCCCGGGAGAGCTGAGACTCTGGGGCATGCTTGGGGGTGCATAGGCCTGCTTGAACGCGCCGCCGGGCCCGACGCGCTGCAACCCGATTTTCAAGACGATGTTCGGGTTCGCCAGCGTGACATCGACCTTGACCATTGCCACTCCCGCAGGCCACCTCCTGGCCCACGGCTCCCCCTCGGGCGAGTAGAAGAGATCCACCTCCGTGCTGTCGAAGGAGATGTCCACCTCGATCTCGCCCTCGTTCTCGGCGAAGATCAGCATCCTGTTGTCGAAGTTGGCGCCCGGGAACGACAGGTCGCTGGCGTCGTCGTCGAACGTCCATCTCCAGTTGTCGGGCATCCTTCGAATCCATCTCGGTCAGTCTGCTATCTCTGTCGCGACGACGGTCAAGCCGAACCTCTCGGCCAGGTCATTCTGCGCCTCGACGAATTGCAACGCCTGCTCCCTGGCATCCGGCGCTGGTAGGACCTGCACGAATATGTTGCTCGTGGGCTGGGTCGCGGCCCTGCCGCTCATGATGACGGACGCCAGGGGGGGAGGAGGCGCCGGAATGAAGCCCGACGGGACACTCTCGAACAGATTGCCGAGGCCAGGGATCACGCTGAAGGCGCCCGCGCCAGCCCCTCCGATGCCAAAGGTTCCGAACGACATGAGGCCTTTCAGGATGAAGGCCTGCGCGATCATCGCGGCGATCTGTTTGAGGAACGCCTTTGCGAACTCACCGAAGGACTTCTGAGCACCGAAGGCGGCATCGACGAAGAACGAGCCGAGCTGCTGAGCACCACGCACGCCCTGCTCGATCACATCTTCCTGAAGAGTCTCACCGAACGTCACGACCGCCTCTGTGGCTTCGCTGAAGTTCGTGATGATCTCGTCGGGCACGCGCCCCATCGTGGTAAGGAAGTCCTGGACATCGCCGCCGGCTTCGCGGATCGATTGACCGGTCGACTTGAACACCGCGACGAGAGCATCGAATTGTTCCTCGGTGATCCCGTCCTTGTCGGGGCCGAGCTCGAACAGCGTGACGGCCTCATCGAAGTCGGCCTTGAGCTCTTTCGAGGCGGTATCCAGCTCGTTCAGTTGCGTCTTGACGCGACCGACCGACTCGGCGGCGTCGTCTGCAGCGGGCGCGATGTTGCCGAGGGCCTCTTCCACTGACAGGATCGGATCAGCGTGCAGTCTCGAAAGCTCTCGCAGGGCGCGCACGCCGCGCTCGGTATTGAATCCTTCCTCCCCGACAATCCTCTCGAGCTCCGCAACCCTGCGGAGGTTCTCCTGTTCGCGTTTTAACGCGCCGCCCAACTCCTGGAGAACTTTCTTCAGGGATTGAATTGACCTCTCGGCGGCGGCGGTCTGTGTGTTGACTTCGATCTCTGAGTCGGCGAGCTCATCGAACTCCTCGCTCACTTTCGAGAGTCCGAACAGCAAGGTGGCCAGGCCGCCAGATCCTGCCGTGAGCCCCTTGCCGAATTCCTGTACCGTCGAAGTAAACGCCGAGAGCTTCACGCCGACCTGAAGAATCGTCAGCGCCATCTCCGCAAAGGACACGACAACGAGACCGGCGGTGAGTGTCACGTCGAGGAGGACCTTCTCGAAGTCCTTCATGAGGCTCGACGAGTCTTTTATGCTGTCCTGGAATCCCTTCGCCGTATCCGACAGGGCGTCGAGGATGTTGTTGAAGCCCTGCGAGCGGACGACGACGTCGCCGATCTGCTCAGCCGCATCGTTGAGATCGTTCGTGACGCGCGTCAGGCGGCCCGTGAAAGTCTTGCCGATGGCCTCCGCGATGCCGCCAAACTTCTTCTCCATGATCTCAAGCGCGGCGTTGAACTGCTCGCTCTTTGGAACCGACTCGTCGACCTTGATGCCGTAGCGGGTGAGCGCGGAGACATACCCATCGGCAGCCTTGGCGACCAGCAGCGCGGCCGAGACAGAGTCCTGCCCAAGCGCGGCAGAGAAGTCGAGCGTGGCTTTCGTCGCGCGCTTCAGTTCCGTACCGGACAGTTGTCCCAGGGATGCGAGAACGCCGCCGACGCTCTTGACGACGCGATCGTCCGTGATGGTCAGGTCCTGTAGGGTATTGGCAAACTCGGTAAAGTCGTCTCGGACCTCCTGCGTATTCTGTCCGAGAGTGCGGAGCGCAGCGGCGAGTTGAACGTCAGCGGTCTGCTGGTCAGCGGCAGTCCTGACCGCTCCCAGGAATGCCTTGCCCATCACGAGGAAGCCAGCGGCGACGGCCGCCGCCGCCGCCGCCGTGGCCGCTAACGTGACATTGAACGTGTTGAGGACAGAGCTGGCTTCGTCTTTGGCGTTGATCAGGATGCCGACTTTGCGGTCAGTCTGTGCCATCTCAACGCCTCCCGAGGCGCCGGTCCTGGGCCTCGATCAGGTCTTGGAATGCGCCCTGGCGCGCGCAGTGCAGGTCGATACTCAGCGCCGAGGCCCCGCCACGGAACCCGAGCATCTCAGATGGGCGCGCGCCGTACCGGCGGGCGAGGCGATCGAGCGTCGTGAGACCCCCCCGGTCGGCAACTAAGGGCGGATAGCTGCAGCCGCCCTTCTGGTCAATCCAGCCATCGCGCTTGCCTCGCTGTAGATCGCAAGCCGATCGATCACCGGGAAGTCGCCGACACGAGGCCCGATGACAGTCTCCGGCTCCGTTTGTTCCACGAGGACAGGATGCACGACCACGCCCTCAACGACGCGGTTCAATGTCTCCCTGAACTTCCGCGCGTCGGCGGGGCTCATCGAATCCATCCATGCAGCGCCATCGCCCTTGGAGTCCTTGATCATCGACGCCAGGTCGATAAGACCACCGCGCAGGATGCACAGGTCCTCGAAGTCGAGCTGCCGCAACGTCACCTCCCCGACGCTGGTCATTACCTTTCTGGATCGACCCTGGATCATCCTGTCTGCGGTGGACATCTCAGTCTCGGACTTCTCACTTCTCTTTCCCAGCATGCGTCCTCCTCCGTCGCGGCGTCTTCAGGTGATTGTCTCTTCGTCGTTCACAACATCCCATGTGAAGAGCTCTCCGCTCGTCGGCTTGATTGCCCGGAACGGGAAGCTGGACTGGAGCACTCCGATCCCTGGGATAACGATCGGGTCCTCTTCGATCAGGCACTTCGGCATGGTGAAGTCATTGCGGAAGTTGTTGGCGCCGAGCACCGGTCCGGTGCTGAGCAGCTCCAGCTTGAGGAGCGTCCCGGCCTTGAACTTGGCGAGATCGGCGGCGACGGCATCCATCGTGATGCGGCCGGTGATGGCACGCCGCGACGCTCCCCGCTTCGGCTCGGCGATGGTCTTCGATCCCATGACTCTCTTCTCGAGGACGAGGCCGTTGTCGACGAGCAGCTCGGCCGTGTCGAACTCCCTTTCCGTGTCGTCGAGCTTCAGTATCGTCTGGTGCCCGGCGACGTAGTTTGCCAGGACGGGGTACGTTGCCGCCGGCGTCGCCACGTCCACTTCGTCTTTCGCTACGCCGATCATCTCGACTTGGGTGTTGCGATCGGGCTGCATCGCAAACCGCATCTGATTGATCTTGTAGCCGGCGAACTGCATCGTCGGTGTGCCGCCGTCGAGGTCGACGTTCTTGTAGAGCGTCAACCCCTCGCCGGCCATCACGGTGTCTTTCAAGGTGCCGCTATGCGTCCAGCTTATCACCGCCTCGAGCACCGTTGTGCTGATGGACGAGTCGCCCAGGAGATGCTCCATCGCGCGCAGGAAGCCGCCGTAATTGAGCTCCATGACGACGCCGCCGACACCGCCGTTGAGCGCGTCGTACAGCCCTCCCTCGACCGGGTCGAGACCGCGGATTGGCTGGCGCATTTCGCGACGCCGGATGATGCGGAGGGATTCCGTGACGATCTCAGCGAACCTCGTCGGTGGCGTCACGGCCGTGCCCCAGACCGTCTCTGCAACCCAGGCAATGAAAGTGTTGTATCCGAAGGGCATCGCTTACCTCCTCGTCGACGCTTTGGCTGGCTTGACTGCCAAGGCCGGCTCCCACGCGTCTGGTTGCTCTTTGCAGAGCTTCCGACCGACTTCGTCGGGGACCTCGACAACGTCCCCTGCGCCGACACGCGCCGAGGCGCCGTCGATGCTGACTGAGCCAGTGGCCTTCCTCTTGATCTTCATCGTGTCACCTCATCGCGGTCGGTATATGAATGGGCCGCTCTTCTCGTCGGCTGACTTAGAATCGTCGAGATAAAACTCCTCGATCATGTTGACGAGCTCTTCGCAAGCGAGCCAAGGCAGTTCGCCTTCATCCTCCTGTTTGCGCGCCTTCCACTTGCGAGCGGTCTCCGCCGCTTCGGCGTCTGTCATTGATAGAGCGTCGGCGATAATGACCGGGCGCTGCCAAGGGCCGAAATGCATGTTCTTCACGGCGTTCCTCTCGCGTGACGATAATCCACGCGTACGAATATATCACCAACCGCCTTCCCGAGCGTCATCTCCTGAGTCGCGTTGTCCTTGAACATCGATATCACACGGGCCAGGTGCGCGAGACCTCCGAGCGTTGGATCGACATCTACGATCTTCTCCAAGTCAGCATAGAGCTTGAGGAAGTCCTGGAACGGGGTCGCGGTCCCCCCCACGATACAGTGGTAGAAAAAGTCGGCCTCGCCGGTCTTCGATCTTGTCGGCCCCGTCTCTTTCCCGTCGTTGGCGATGCCCAGGAGCGCGGCCGGCAGATCCTCGATCAGGTGAAGGTGCGGGTTGGAATCGAGATATCCGGTCAGCCCGATACCGGCGAGAGACGCCGCCTTGGCCACGAGGTTGTCTGCTACCTGCAAGAGGAGGGGATCCGCCATCAGCCCACCCAGACGGTGACGAGTCGGTCGCCGAGGATCTCGGTGATCTCATCCTGCTTGGCCTCGATGCTCGGCTGCGCGTACGGCCGGGCAGGGATCGTCACGCTCAGCCCTCGGCCCGCTCGCCCGCCAAACTCGTGGATGCGTGCGTACTCGACGCTGGTGCCGACGATGAGTTGGATCACGCCGCCTTTCTGTTTAACCTCTTTGCCGAAACTCTGCGCCAGACGACTGTTGACTCGGCCGAGGAGCTCGGGCGGGTTCGACGCGCGCGCCCCGATGATGTGCTTCTGGATCTCGCCGATCAGGAGCTCGCCGATGACGTTGAAGTCCTGGCGGATGCCGCGGTTGAGGTTCCCCTTCGACGCCCCGAGCGTCTTTCTCATCGACGCCAGTCCGATCATCTTAAAGCCAAGAGAGAGCGACATCTACGCGGCCCTCCGGCGCATGTACTGCGGCAGCTCCTGGCCGATGTCGTTGAACATCGACTTGACGCTCGCGGCACGAGTGATGCTTCCGTCTTTCAGTGTCAGGCTGGTGATACCGAGCGTCTGGCGCTTGCGGAACGCCTCCAGGATCTTGCGGATAACATAGTCCTCGACCTCCAACGGGATGCTCGAGAACCCCGCCGTGTAATCGATGCGCACGTTCTGAAAGCCGACCGGGAAGGTTCCGCCGTCCTTGCGATAGACGCGCGGACGCTTCGGATCGAATAGCAGATCGCCGGATGCGACCAGCGTGGTGGCGTCCCAGAGCTGGTCGGTCGAGACATACACCGCGGTCAGGACGGTGATCGGCTTCTCGGTGACGTGCATCACCACGTTTCCGCTTCCGTCCATGACCTCTTGATAGGTGGCCTGCACGATGTTCCCGTCGAGGCGTTGCTCGACCATGCGGGAGATGCGGGCTATCAGCGCCGTGATCGTGGCGTCATGGGCAGAGCCGATCGACGAATCGATCTCCTTGACGTTGGCGAGCGTGGTGAGGAAGGACCCGGTGACGGCGCTGACAGCGATCGTCGGGTACGACCGAACAACGAACTCCAGCACCGCGCCGTCGGTCGCCGGAACCGGCAGGCTGGCCCGAGCAAAGTAAGTGTAACCGGTGTCGCGGCTCTTCGTCGGTGTGAAGTGGTACTCGTAGACCCCGATCGCATCCTTCTCAGTGACGGTCGGAGTCTCTGCAGCGACACCGTCCTCGTCGTACAGCTCGAGCGTGATGTTGGCTGCCTCGCCGGACACGAGGGCGCTGTTGAGGTCGATGGCAGAAAACGGGATCTCGACGTCCTGCCCCGACTTCACATCGAAGATGCGGGCCACGGAATCCCCCCGAGATCAGACCGCGAACGCAGGCGTCTGAGCAGGCTTGAAGATCGGGTTCGCGAGGATGCAGTCCGACCCGCTGGTTGAGGCCGCGACGGCTGCCGTGTGGACCGTACGCAGATATTGCTGACGGCCGATGGTCTGCACCTTGCCGACGTAACTCGCGACGTCGTTCGCCGGCGTCACCTGGGTAAAGACGGCAGAGGCCACATCCGTGGGCGACGTAAATCCGGAGTCGACCGACTCCTGGATCTTGACGTCGAGTGTCCCCGACGCCAGTACTGTTCCAACGTTCAGGATGAAGATCGCCTCGCCATAGTTCTGTGTATCGACGGCGGCGCCGTTGACCGCGGCGCCGCTGATGCTTTGCGCCGGGACGCACTGGACGAGCTTAGTGCTGCGGACCACTTCCATTGCAACCTCCCTGCCGGCGCTCAGCGCCCGAAGAACTTCCGTCTCTTGCTCTTCCCGGTCTTGCGAAGCGCCGCGCCTTGAGGTGGCTTCTTCGCCTTCTTCGCGGGCGGGCTGTCTACGGCCGTGTGGACTGGCGGCGCTTCGAGTTTCTTAGGCCGAATGAACTTCGCGATCTTCCCATCGACCCACGCCTGCGCGAGCGTCTCGTCGTAAATCTCCTCGATGTGTCCGCGCTTCCGTCCAGCCGCGCTCTCGATAAACTCGACCGTCTTCATGCGTCCTCCTTTGAAAGGCGGGCGAGCCGGGTGTGCGAGCTTCCCGGCCCGCCCCTCTCAGTCGTCTTACTGCGCTCGGCTTACGCCGCGATCTTCAGCCCCGTCTGCTTCGTGAGGTCGGCAGGCACCGCGACCAGCACGGCCGTCCGCTTGATCATGCGGAGGTCGAGCTGCCCCGTCGCCCACTGGGTGTGCTCGGACACGCCGAAGTTGATCCCGAGGCGATCGCCGATGATGACGGCGCGCCGGAAGGGACCGAAGTACATGTTCGAGCAGTTGGTGCCGGATCCGACCGTGCGGTCGACCTTGATCTCCGAGTGCTCGATGATCGGGAAGCCGTGGAACATCCCGGAGGGGAGAGTCCCGAGGCCGCCGATGTTGCCGCGACCATCGCTCGGCTGGTACAGCCACGAGCCTTCCTTGTCCCCTCCTGCGATGGCATCGACCCGGAATCCTTCGATCTGCTGCACGATCTCGGGCGCACAGATCCACACACTACCGCGCCGCGTGCCGCGCGTACGCCCCTTCCACTTCTGTTCGAGGGCCTTCGCCGGACTGAAGATGGCGCCGTCGGTCCCGTTGGTGACCTCGTTGACACCGGCGGCGGCGACCACTCCGGTCGGCTCCCCGGAGCCGGTCCCTTCCAGGACCTGTTGATCCTCCTTGAGCGCGTACTTCTCGTTCATCAGAAGGTTCAGCATGGCGAAGATTCCGATGGCGCTATCCTCGACCAGCTCCATCGAAGTGATAGCGCGGACGGCGTACTTGAAAGCCTTCAGAAGCTTCTGGCCGAAGGTCGGCTCGCTCGCGCCGATGTTCGCCTCTTCGTCGACCACGGAGACGATGATGTTCGTCGCGAGGTCGGGGAAGTTGTGCGTCGGGGCACTCATCGGGAAGACGCGGCAGAGGGCCCGCATCACCGACTCGTCCTCGATCTGACGGAGGAGCTCGGCCTCCAGGGGCACCGGGACGAGGAATCCACCCTCGGTGTCGGTCCCACCTTCGAGGGCGGCCTTGCGGGTCGGTTCGAAACCGAATGCCTTTTCGATCCCGTCCATCTCCTCGAAAAGCTGGCCGTGGACGCGACTGCGGCTGGGGTCACAGATCAAGATACTGTTCTTGAGCCAGGATTCCATCGCGCACAAGCGGACAGCCGCTTCGACCTTCATCGGCATCCGCCCCAACAGGTTCAGGGCGGCGAGGTGACGTTTCGGAATGGCCGCCTTGAGGGGCGCGCATTCCGCCAGACCACCACCGATGGCACCGAGCTTCTCGGCCTTGGCAACGCGCTTCTCGATCTCGAGGACGAGATTGCCGGTGGTCTTGTGCGTCTTTTCCAGCTCGTCGACTCGGACGAGCACCTTCTTGTTTTCCTCTTCGACGGTGACCTTGACGTCGCGGACCAGTCCGGCCAGTTCCGTCAAGTCGTGCTTGGCGATAATCGGTTCGGGGGGCATGGACATTACCTCGGCGGTTGTCGCGATCGTAGAGACCGCGCAGTCGTGCTGGCCCACAGGTCAGCGATCGATTGTTCCAGTTCCGCCATGTCCGGGTCGGTTACAGCCAGTTCCGGCCTGACGCCCCGGCGGGCGAGCTCGTGAAGCATACCCCCGAACTTCCCACCGTGCAACTCTGCCTTCTTGGCCGCGGCGATGACGCCCTTGAGCGCGTCCTGGTGCGCCGGGATCGGCACGGCCGCGAACTCCAGCAGCTCGCTCTCCGTGAAGTCGATCCCGAGGATCGGACGCCAGCCGTTCTCGTCCTCCTCGCCACGCCGGAACTTCCACATGCGCGGGATGAACCCGACGCTGAAGCCGGCGATGTTCGGCGGCTCCGAGGTGTACATGGCGAAGATCTCGCGGGAGAAGTCACCCCATTCGCCTGGGCCATCCCAGAACCGGGGGCGGGCCACCAGGCGCGGCTTGTCTTTCTTGATCCACATGGCGCGCCCGAGCGGCGGGAACGAGTAGGTGTGGTCCCACGTCATCACCGGGTTCTTCTGATAGTTCTCCAGCTCCCAGCCATCCGTGAAGATCTTGTCGCCGTCCCGGTCTTCGGTTTCCAAGGAGATGACGGTGTCGAACTCCATCGCCGCGACATCCACCGCTTTGATCACGAGGCCCTGAGCCTTGTAGACGACAGCCATGCCCGAATTGAATGTTCGCTCCAGATCGTCGAGGCCGCTTTGATCCTTCGCGCGCCACGGTACTTGCAGCTTCGCGTTGAGTCGGTCCAGACAGCTTTGAGTCCAGCTCGCATCCGAT